GATAAGTACTCGTGTCGCCTTGCCGCTCCCGAGCGAGGATCGCACGACCCGTCCGCTCGTTGGAAGTCGCCCCAATGCTACTATCGTACTGGCCAGTGGTCGACTTGATGTCTTCGCCAGCCCCCACCTTGGCTTGAATAAGGCCCGTTTGAGCCATCGGAGGCTGGGCGCGCTCAGGTAGCGGTAACGGGTTTCCAGCGCCATCGGTAACGTCCGGGTTAACTTCAAGATACGGCCAGTTGTTCGTATTGGCCGTTTTCCAGTTGGTTTCGTAGCCTTCGAACTGGCCGCCATAACCAATAAACGGCGCTTTAGGCGCAAGCGCCAGCATTTCCGCTTCCTGGCTGACCCAATAGTTATACATGCGCTGCGCGTCTTTAGCGTTACGCACCAGACCGCTAATGTAGATCTGACCGTCAACCTCGAACTCGTTGCCGATCACGCGGATCACGGGGATGTATTTACCCGCCCATTCGCGCTCTTCCAGCACCTCATAGCCGTTGGTCTTGATCCACATGACCTTGCGGCGGTCGCTTTCGCGCGAGCGCAGCGGCTTGCCATAGACAGCCTTGAGGCGCTTGTCCTCCGGCGTGCCATCGAACGCCGTAATGTTGTCCGGGTAGAGGTTTAGCGTATGTTTGCGCGTGTCAACGTAAAAATATTCAGCGATGCGGACAGTCTCTTGGCTGACCCACATCGATAGCGTCTGGTCGCCCACGCCCTGACTCATCATGCCCGTTACAGGCGTCGCGTCAGGATACAGTTCCTCATACTCGCGCTTCGGAATGTCTTCCGTGATAAAGCACCAATTCGCGTCTTGACCGCACGGGTCTTGGATCATCGGGTCCATGTAGACGCTGAAGCTACTGCGGACGCGCGCGATGCGGATGTCCTGCTCGAACGAGTCTTCTTTGCAATATTCCGTCAGGATGCGGATATAGCCTTCGCCATATGTGACCTGATTATCGCAGGCCGTGTCGTAGGCCACGTCGGCGTCGGACATATACTCAATGTGCCGCACGATACCGTCGAAGATCTCCGCGACCTCCGGGTCCGCGTTCTCGTCGGCGGGGATGACCCGCGCGGTCGGACGGTTCTGGCGCTGTTCGTTCGTCACGAGGCGCACGTGCTGCGGCAGCTTGTTGATCGTCAGGCACGGCCGCGCGTTGATCGTCTGACCCTGCACGGCTCCGCGTGTCGCCAGCACGTCCGCCGGCCACTGCCATGCGTTGTCCGGCGAGCCCGCCATGAACCGCAGATCGTCTAGCTCATCCTCGCGGCTGTCCGAATAAGCGGCCTGCGCCACCGTGAACCGATGACGCATAGTTGCAAGGCGATCTTGATCTCCGCTTTCGGAGACTTTGCCAGCGGCGACTACATCATCACTTGCCACAAGACTTGCCCTTCTTGGCCGCTGCGCGCTTCGTCGAGTAGGCGATGGCGACAGCCTGCTTGACAGGCTTACCGGCGGCTACCTCCGCTTTGATGTTCTTACGGAAGGCGTTCTTGCTGGTGCTCTTAACGAGAGGCATTAGTGTCCCATCCATCCTGAAGAGGCTGCGTTGCCACCATAACTGACCCTTGGCCTGTTGTCTACGCGCGCTTCACGGTGCGCCACAGGATACGCGAACGTCACCGCGATAGCGTCGGCGGCGTCAGGGCTGGCCAGCCCGCGCGCCTTCATGTCCTTCTTACTCTCTAGGAATATAGTCCCTTTACTGTCGGGCTTCATTAACGGTCCGGTCAGGTCGGACTTTAGGAAGCGATCATTAGGGATGCTGGCCGTCTTTAGCCACTCCCGCATGGCGTGCCACATTTCGGCGCGCTTGTTCCCGAACATGATCGGCTTGCTGCTGCGCATACCGAAGTTGACACCCCGGATTTTGTAGCGCTGCTCCTTCAGCCGGTCCACGACGCCAGCCCCTAGGCCGCCCTCGTCGATGACCACCAAGGTCGGCCGATACTCTTCTATGATGTCAATGACGCGCCCCACCACCTCCATGGTGTCGTCGCCCCGGTAGCGGCGTATGCCGATGATGTCCCTGCCCTGTCGTATGGCGATGACCGTAGCGTCCGCCCCGAACCGCGCTGGGTCAACGCCCACGACTATCGGCGCAGTCTGATCCTTCGATGGCGACCTTTGTTGTGCTTCCGCGACCAGTGAGGACGGTATGAACTGGTCATCCGATGCGTTCGGGAAGGCTCCGTAGACCTCGACGTGGGCCTGAGAAGAGTCGGGTCCGTATTCGTCGATAATCTGCTGATAGACTGCCTTATCAGTGCCCTCCACGCTTCTAGCGTCAACAACCTTGTTTCGCCAGAAGTCGCGCTTGCTGTTGAAGCACTCGTAGAAATATCCGCTGTTACGGCGGGGGTTGCTAAAAGCAAGCCAAAAACGATTAGGAGTGTTCTCTGTAAAGAAGCCACTGGCCACCGCCCAGATAGAGTCATCAATACCGCTGGCCTCGTCGAACACCAGCATGACGCCCGCGAAGTTGTGCACGCCCGCGTAGCTGTCAGGGTTTTCGGCCGACCACAGCCGCCCCTCGACGCCCCAGTAGCGCGTGCCCAGCTTCAGATCCCGCTCGACCAGTTCCGCAATCCACTTGGCCGGTAGCACTCGTGTTGCGCTCACCTCGAACCAATGGCTGTTAAGGCACATAGATAGCCATTTGGTGATCTCGGCCCAGGTGACGCTGCGGAGCTGGGCTTCTGAGTTGGCCGACACGATGGTGGTCGAGCCGATTCGAGTCGTCAGCATCCAAATGACCAACCAGCTAACAAGGGCCGACTTGCCAATACCGCGCCCGGATGACGTGGCCATGCGGAAGGTTTCGAAGTCAAGGCGGCCGTTGTTGTCCGCTATATGGGCCTTCAGATCCTGTAAGACCTCAAGCTGCCACTTGCGCGGGCCGGTGAAGTGTTCCAGCGGCGTGCCAGCCTTACCCCACGGGAACGCCATCCTCACGAACGCGACCGGATCGTTCTTCACCTGCGCCGACCATAGGGTCGCCATCAGCTTCTGTTCTTCGTCCGCTGAGTAGATCGGCACTTGCATCTAATACTTGTCCTTCTATGACGCGCTGCTGCGCTTCTTCTAGCGCCGCTATGATGGATATGCGCTGCTCGACCTGCACCTGCACCGACTGTGGCGCTGTCCACTTATGCACGTGTTTGAGAATGTCCAGCGCCGCCTTAGTGTCACCTTCGCGGGCGGCCTTGTGCAGCACTTCGGACATTTCCGCCTCGCCCTCTGCGCGGCCTTTCTGTTCGGCATACTCCGCGATGGGGTCGAACTGCACCAACCGCCGGTATTCGGTCGGCGTCATGCCAGCGGCGTAGGCGAGCGTGTCGCCTTTCAGCCCTTTGCGGGCGGCGAGATAGATGCGCTCAAGCACTGCTTCGGTAGCTTCGATCTTGCGCGGTTCATAAGGTAGGCTTTCGAACATAATAAAACTTTTAGCATGAAAAAATAAAAAATAAAAATTGTTCTTAATGCCTACGTATTTCTTAAAGGAGATCCCTCGGCCCAGCCCCCCTCCCGTTTACAATCCCATAGCATCATGAATGTAGACTTAAAGCATTACGTTAAGTTGACATACATAGTCATATAGTCATCGAGATCAGAGGTTGCTGCGAGCTGTCATCACAGGGCGACCTGGCATGTCATCACAGGGCGACCTGGCGTCGTGTGCAGCGCTGCGAGACGAGGCCCTTATAGTCATATAGTCGAATAGTCATACAAACTTACATCGCCCTAACCCTTTACCTATTATGTATACATTTACACTTTTGATAACAGTAGTAAACCAATATGACTATACGACTATTCCCTTGCCGCGCCTCGCCTCCAGCCCCACGTCGTCTCGACTATTTTCTAACTATCGCGCAACTATTTTCGCTTTTTCGTAAAAAACTTCTTGACGATATCCACAATCGGCCTATAAATAACATATCCACACTGTAGGGAGCCAAGACAATGCCAAGAATGGATAAACTCTCAAACTATCGCACAACATGGGACAACAACGGCGTGACATACGTGTCAACCCGCATTGTGTCATAGGATGAAAATATGGTCACATTAAACAGCGGCGGTTGGCAAACCGTGACAACCAAGCGCAAGATGAACCAAGCGGCCACGCAATTCGGACTTGGCTTTGGTGTCTATCAGCGCAAGGGCGACTGGTTTGTGCGCCTAAAAGACGGCAACGAATCACCGTTTTTCGATGGAATCAGAGTACCGCGATAACTAACAGGCGGCGCTAGACAATGGCGTCGCCTTTATTGTAACGTATCCACATAGGAGCAAACGACATGACAACCTTAAAAGAAGTAATGACCGAACAATGGAACAAACCCGGCGTGCATCATGCCGGCCATCTAGTCGCGTGGGAAGCTAACGCGCTATCGCATAGCATCGTTGGCCGGGCGGGAACGGCGCGCAATCCGCAACCCGATAAAGAGACTAAGAAGCGCCGCGCCCGACTGGCAATGTATAACGAAAAGTTGCGCCCGATTATTTTGGCTGAAGCAACGGCGACGCCGCGCAACGTGGAAGTGGCGATAGTCGACGGATACGGCCGCCCGGTGAAGAACGGCAACAAAGTGCAGACCGAAGTTAAAATGCTCAATGATTACCGCTGGCCCAAAGCAGACAAAGCCGAACCTGTCGCCGCAATACCGCGCAAGCGCGTGCCCAAAGCAAAGCTCGAACAGGCCGCCGCTATCATAGCCAAAGTGCCGCCCGACGAGCTGGCGACGTTCTTAGCCAAGTTTGGCTTGTCACTGTCGCTCGCCGCGTCCATCGCATCGCTGGACAACGCCGAAATGATCGCGCGTCAATTCTTGAGGGCAACGCTATGATCGAATTGACCATTGAAATCGACCAGCTTGAAGCGCTGTTAGATCATCTTGCCAAGCAAGACCGCACGCCGCTGCTGGACGTGGCCTATAAGACCCTACAGGACGCGCACACTAACGCGGCGGAAGAATACTGGACAGACAAATGGAGCGGACTCTAATGGCATATATTACATATGAGCTAGACGAATATCAGCCGTGGCCGGGGCTCGCGCTTTATTGCTACGGCGAGGCGACCATAACCTACCAGTGGGAGGGCCGCGACCGCGACACGGGCGACGATGGCGGCCCATACGATATAGAGCTGGAGCACCTCACAATAAGCGCCGACAAGGCTAAAGAGCCTGACCGCTGCATAGAACAGACTGACCCGCTCTTTAGACAGGTCGAGGCCATCCTATGCGCCAGCCGAGACGTGTATGAGGCGTGCCGTGATGATTACCAAAGCTGACTTGATCGCCTTTGCAATAGGGGCGGCGCTTGCAATTCCGCTTCTGTTCTTCTTCTTAACCTACATCCTGGGGGGCCTATAATGAGCCGCATGAAGGACTATTTTGAGTTTAGCCAGCTATTGCACTGGCTGTCCGACGAGGCGCTTAACATCCTGCTAGAGACAGAACAGGACGATTACCGCGCCAAGATCATAATAAACGAGCTGGAGAAGCGCGGTCATGCTCCGTCTTGATCTTGATACCAAACCCGGCGGCCTGACGGCGCGCTGGCGGGTAGGTAAGGGGCTGTCGCTGCATCGGCGCGACGGCTCCCTAATCCTAACCATTAACGCGCCCTACGCCGACGAGCGGGCGCTTGTGACAGCCGCGCACGCGCTCAATTTTATGTTCCGAGGTCAACATGGTTCTAACGCCCTATCACCTAGCCCTAGCCCGACAAATAAAACAGATAACGCAGGAGACGGCCGAGAAGCATAACATCTCCACCGAATATCTTTTAGGCCATAACCGCCGCGCTGGCGTGGCTTGGGCGCGGTTTGAGATCATGTGGCGAGCCCGGCACGAGCTAAACGCGCCCTATCAACTAATCGGGCACGTGCTAGGCGGGCGCGACCATACGACCATCATGCACGGGATCAAACGATATGAAAATCGGTGAAGCGATGGCAATCTTGCTGGCGGTAATAATCGAAATAGTGTTGGGGCTGAAATGAGCGAAATCATAAAGTTCCCCGGAAAAACTTATGCGCTTGACTTATCAAGCATTTCGGCCCATAACTATTCGGTCGGACTCTGCGTCCGGCAGGCACAATCAGAGGAGCATCGATGCCCGATGACAAACCCATGGAGACGCATGCCAACCCTTCACTCGGACCGTTTCTGAAGAAGGCCCGCCAGGACATGCGGATGTCGCTGCGCGAGGTTGAAGAAGCCACGGGTAAGGAGATCTCGAACGCGTATCTGAGCCAGTTGGAGAGCGGCAAGGTTACGAAACCGTCGCCGCATGTGCTGTACGCGCTATCGACCGCCTTGGGCGTCGCCTACGAAACGCTGATGGAGCGCGCGGGGTACATCGTGCCCGCGTCGAGCCGTGTCGACGGTGAAAAGCACGGTAGAGCCGCGACCTTCTCGATCGACAATCTCAGTGCCGAAGAAGAGACTGAACTGCTCGACTATCTCACCTATATCCGCTCCAAACGGAAATAATCATGCGCAGGCCGGACGATTGCAGTTTGACGCCCGGCCAGCGACTTCGAGTCCGCAAGGAAGCAGAGCGTGCGCTGCGAGAAGCAGGCGCACTCGACGTCTTTCCGACGCCAATAGACCGCATCATGGCGGTCGCCGCAAATGGTCTGGCTATTAGAACGCGCAAAACTCTACATCATAGAGGATGAACAAAATGACCTTTGAGGAACAGATAGAAGCCTATGGGGCCATTGTCCCCGACTGCCCGGTAGACCTACCCTGCTATCAGGTGAACCGCTCTCTATGGCAATTATACAAGCGCCTAGACCCCAAAGCGCAAGAGCACCCGGTAATGACCGAGCAAGAGATCGTCAGGCGATTTGATCTCTTGTTTATGGGCCTAGGAACGTGCTAGAAAGGATTTGACACAGGCTTGTGTCGTTTCCTCCCAATGGTGACTTAGCCCTGGCTCCCCCGCCGGGGTCTTTTTTTATCGCCCAAACATATACTGATAGATCAGATCACGGATGGCGTTGTTGCTAACGGGCATGGGCGGCCCTTGCTCCGGGTCAATATCACGTCCGCCGGCGTAGTCGGACATGGGGACGGTCTGATCCATGCGCGCCCGTATGCCAAGCATAGAGCCGGGATGGATCGACTGCATATATTGCCGCATCATCTCTTCTTGCCGTTGACGCCAAGCCTCTTTTGGGCCAGCAATTAGGCCCATCATGGCGTTAAGGCTTTCGCGTTCGCCAAACGCGTTGGGCCGCCGGGGCGGCAGAGGCACAGGCGCATAATCCAGCGAGTAAGGCATGACCGAATCCGAATATGAACGCCGCCTGAAGGCGCTCCAGCAAGAAGTATCTGAGTCCTATCTTAAAGGATATAACGAGGCCAGGCAACGCGCCCAGTGGACTATAGCGGCGGCTGTCGACGAGAGCACCCGTCTACGGAACGCGCTCGAATGGGCGCTAGACGAGGTGCAGGACGAAAACCGGCGAGTGCGTATCTTGGCCGCTATGCATCGCCGCCCAAAAGAATAGACAATCCTATCCCCGCATAGTATAAGAACCTATGCGACCGACATCAGACCGACTTAACGAGCTATTTTCTTACGACGCGCAAACTGGCCAGTTGACGCGCCGGATAGGCAAACGTGCCGGCAAACCGGCAGGAACACCTAAAAAGGGCTATATAAGCGTATACGCAGATCGGCGCAGTTATCTCGCGCATTGCATCGTATGGGCCATGCATTATGGCGAGTGGCCTGCACCGCAAATAGACCACATAAACCGCGACAAATCAGATAATCGGCTAGAAAATCTTAGGTTGGCGACAAGCGGCGAAAATTGCCAGAATCGCGGTAAACCGCTGGGCGTTTATTTTCATAAAGGTAGCCAAAAATGGAATGCTTACGTCTACAAAAAACGTAAAGCCATCAACCTTGGCTACTACGAAACAAAAGAGCAGGCATTAGCTGCCCGCGCAGCAGGCGTCGCTGCGCACTATACTCATGCCAATATAGAAAAATGAAGCCGTAGCAGATTACCAGATCACGAACGAGACTGACCATAGCCTAGGCCCTCCAGCAACTCGCGGGCCGTCTCATGGGCGTGGCATAGCCCCTCGACGATCTCCGGCGGACATTCATCGTCCCCCGGAGTCGCCGCCCAGTCAAGGTAAAGATCAAGCTGATCGGTCAAATTGGCCAGAACATTCATAAAGACCGGATAGGCGTCAATTTTTAAGTGCGATGACATTGTCCCTCGCCTCCGGTTCGACCATCTCGCGCAGCTTGGCTTTAGGCAAAGACGCTAGTTCGGGCCGCACGAATATGTGCCGCTTCGACGTGTATTTCGGGGACATGCAAAGCCCTTTGTCAACCCACCCGGCTTCCTTCAGGGCATGATGAAGCGCCGGCTGCACAAGCCGCATCCTTATATTGTCCGGCGCGGTCTGGCCCATCTGCCGAATAATCTCATGCCAAGGGCCGCAGATAACGTCCACATTAAACGGCGCTTCCTGCTTTTCGATCAGATGATAAATGAAGCTCTCCGCGTTGCTCATGCCGACATAGATCAGCTTTTGCTTATAATCGGTCATCGGCGGAATCGCTTGGGGGTTAAACGCCGACACGTCCCGCGTCCGTAACCAACCCGCGACCGCTTCAAAGCCGCCGTTGTGATACCAAGACCAGATTCGCTTTGCTTCTTCGCCCGTCATCTTGTCCGCGTCCGACCAGACGCAGAACCAGCGCCGGTCGTCGCTGTCCAGCGTGATCGGCATGTCTTCGTTAGTGAACGCCAGCATAAAGAGACGATTGACCATCTTATAAGGATGCAAGCCCTTGCGATTGATCGTCAACATTTCCGGCGGCGCGGCGATGATCGGCTTCAGTCTGTTCGCCAGCACCCGACGATCTTTTGCTTCCGGCTCCTTCAGCTCATTAAGAACGACGATCTCAGCCTCTAGCTGATAGCCCCATTGGCTTGTCAGGCTGTCATTGTCGATCAGACCTTTGTTCTTCTCGTGCGGGCCGCACACAGACCAGATAAACGGAGCCCACATCGTATCCTTGCCGCAGCCGCCCTTACCGCCGTGCAAGATCGCGTGATTAACCTTCACGTCCGCGCGTTGCAGCTTGTACGCCATTACGTTCCAGATATGCTCGAGCTCTTGCGTGTCCGGCACAAGCCGTCGGCAATGCTCTAGCCATGGCGTCGGATCGTAGCGTGTCGAAATAGCAGGCCGCGCGTCACGCCAGACGTTGCCATAGACAAGCCCGTCTTTATGAACCATCCAGTCTTCGCCGGCGGCATAGGTCAGACCTTTGAGCGCGTAGCCGCCCATCGCCTCACGCTGCTCGTCGAACCAGATCGACGCCTCAACCTTGCGCGGTTTTTCGCCGGTCGACCGGCAGTCAATGTGCCGGAACAAAGCATTGAACGCGCGCCGGCTGATCTCGCTGCACGTGTCCTTGTCAAAATAAGCGTCGTCATCGACGATGTAAGCAAAGCGCTCATGCCAGCCCGCGCGTTCTTCACGTCCCGCTTGCTTGCGCTCGACTTCGGCAATACGCGCCGCCGCCTCGTCGGGGAAGGCTTCGGTCGGCGTCAGAGCGCTAATCTTGCTGGTGTAGTCGGCAATGAGATCGTCTCGCAAGCCGGGAATGGTGCGCGGCCCACCTTGTTCCGATACCCAATCGCAAAAGAACTTGCTATCAAGATGCTCGCAATGAGCGTGATAGCAACAGAACGAACGATCTTGCGGCTTATATCGCGCTTCAATCTGTCCATCTGTGTGACCTTCGTAATTCGGGCAGACAACGCCGCACCAGCCTTCTTGATTTACGCCGGACGTAACAAGGCTGTTCTCGTTCAACCACGCCAGCACGGTGTCGTTGCCGGTGTCTTTTACGCGGAACGTAATACGCTGTGCGTTACCGACTTCGGCTGGCGTCACGCCAAGCGCCGCGCAGATCTCCGCGAGCGTGTATTCTACCTTGTTAAACTCCACCTCGCGGCATACAAACGCCTCGCGCCCCGGCTTGACGTTTACGGAGCCCGGAAGACGGCAGTTACGCACGGCGTTAGTCGCGCCAGGGTCGGTGTAGCCGGCGGCTGCAATCGCCGTCAACGCCGCACAATGTTCCTCGACGGTCGGCTGCTCAGAGTAGGCATACCAATATTGATAGTTACCGGGGCTCGTCTCGACGATGGCGGTCGGCGCAAGCGGCGGAATCTTCGACTTCGTGCCGATGTCGTCCAGCATCATGAACAGCACGTGCGTGCAGTTCGCCACACTGGCGGACGGCTTGTCACGCATACGATCCATAATAAAAGAGCCGGTGTTAAGAAACCAGCTCTCGCCTTCCTTGCGCTTATGCTTCGGCAGGTAGGCAGGCCACGTGTATTTAGGCGAGCCGTCTTTGTGCAGCTTGCCGGTGTCGATCTGTTTAACGATCAGCGCTGTCTCGCCATCCGGGGCGAGTCCGGTAAAATAATCAAACAGGGACATGTTTTTGCTCTTCTTGTACGATTTCGATAAATTCAGCCGAGCCGGCGTAATTCCAGCCGCCGTCTAGCTGCCAGCGAATGTTACGCAAATGACCGCACGCAAACGCATTAAGAAGCCATGACAGAACGCGCGGATTCATGCGCTCGCCCGCTTCAATAAAATCTAAATAATGTTCGCCCTTCTTCTGACGCGGCACGACGATCACGCCGCACTCGTTCGGCTTCATCCATATCGGGATCTGTTCGAACTGTAGCCAGCCGCAATGAAACGTCTGGCATGGGTCATGCGGGCGGTCGTCATAGACCGCGCAGCCCTTGCCTGTCTTGTAATGACACGGCCTGCCAGGCCAAAAGTCTTTGCCAAGCGCGCTTCCGCTGACCCAGCCCTCGCAACATTTGTTGCATCCGTCACAGGCTCTCATTCCTTCTCCCCCAGATAAGCGGCGCGGGCGCGCTCCATTACATACTCATCTTCAAGCGCGTTATTTGCGCCACCTGTGTAATGCAGTATTTCGTCTAGCGCCGCTTTAATTTCCGCAATCCGTCGCGCCTGCGCTTCAAAAGCGTCGGCGGCTTCAATCTCCCGCGCAGTAGGCTTACGCACAGGATTTACGCTATCTTCTCCGCATGGAAGAACTTCTTCTGAGCGTAAGCGCATAATCAGTTCGTCAGTCATTCTTCTTCTCCATAGCAGCGCGGGCGGCGCGGAGGTCGCCAATCTTAAAGCCTAATTTGAACACTTCTTCGTCTTTGTAACCGTCCCATACTCCGCAGTCAGCAAACGGTTTCAGCGCCGCTGTAAGTTCCGCGATGCGGGCGGCTTGCTTGTGCATGTAATCCATCGACCGCGTAATCAACCCTGCCTCTTCGCCGTAGCCCTTGGCGTCAAGCCAATCGCCTAGAAGATCAAGATTGCGCGTATATTCATATTCGTTAGTCACTTGCCATACCTCCCCATAACGCTCGCTTCTACGTCGAGCGGTAGTCCTTCCGCCCATACGGGCGGCGTCGTCATCAAACCACTCTATGCGAATGATATTCTTTTTCGGCTTTGGCTCTTGCAGCCGCCGCCGCTTCCCGCGAATCGAAAAGCCCCAAATGAATCTGACGATAGTTATCAAATATATACGCGCGCCATTTACTACGTTGATGATGCCACGCCACACCTTTGTAACCGCTCATGTTATGCTTATGCCGGCGCACATTCTGCATGTTTTGCCGCCGCGTCGCTTCGCGTAAGTTAGCTATGCGATT